CTCGGCAGCGCGTATGTGGCCCGTTCAGTAAACGCTGCCGACGCACGCATGATAAACTTGTTCCCCGAAGTGGTGCCAGAAGGCGGCATGGAACCTGCGTTCCTACAGCGTTGCCCCGGCTTGCAGCTTCAGCAAGTTATTGGCACCGGCCCGATCCGCGGGCTGTGGGCGCACCAGACACGCGGCGATGACTTTTACGTTGTATCAGGTTTTGAAGTCTACAAGCTGTCGAGCCTGACCGGAACGCCTGTCAAGCTGGGCGACGTAACCGGCACTGGCCCTGTGTCCATCGCCGACAACGGCACGCAGATATTCTTTGCCTGCAATCCTGACGCGTTTATTTACGACGAATCAACTAACACGTTTGGGCAGATTACCGACCCTGACTTCCCCGGCGCGGTCACCGTCGGCTATCTGGACGGCTATTTTGTGTTCAACGAACCCAACAGCCAGAAGCTATGGGTCACGCAGCTTTACAACGGCTTCGATATTGACCCGCTAGAGTTTGCCAGCGCCGAAGGTAGCCCCGACGGCGTTGTTGGCATATTGGTAGACCACCGCGAGTGCTGGGTGTTTGGCACCGACTCCACCGAAGTGTGGTACAACTCTGGCGGTCTAGACTTCCCGCTTTCGCCGATCCAAGGCGCGTTCAACGAAATCGGTTGCGCGGCGCCGCACTCCATCGCCAAGATGGACAACACCGTGTTCTGGCTCGGCGCTGACGCACGCGGTCAAGGTGTTGTTTACAGGGCCGCTGGCTATAACGCACAGCGCGTGTCCACGCACGCGATTGAATGGCGCATTCAAAACTATCTAAACATGGAAGACGCGGTCGGCTACACCTACCAGCAAGACGGCCACGCGTTCTACGTTCTGTCGTTTCCGTCCGCTGACGAAACGTGGGTGTTCGACGCTGCCACCGGCGCATGGCACCAGCGGTCATCTTACGCGGCTATCGCACCGACTGAGGGCGCGTTTAACGCCCAAGCGTTCAATAACGAGGCGTTCTACACGGTGCTGCCGCTTACGCCTTCCGGCAACAGCGGTGTATTCTCCCGCCACCGCAGCAACTGCCAGTGCAACTTCCAAGGCAATATCATTGTCGGCGACTACGCTAACGGCAACATTTACACGTTTGAATTAAATGTTTTCAAGGACAACGACATAGCGCAGCGTTGGTTGCGGTCGTGGCGCGCGCTGCCGACAGGCCAGAACAATCTCAAACGTACAGCAAACCACTCTTTGCAGCTTGAGTGCGAGACAGGCGTTGGCTTGAACGACGGCCAAGGACTTGACCCGCAAGCCATGCTCCGCTGGTCCGACGACGGCGGCCATACATGGTCCAACGAACACTGGGCGTCTATGGGCAAGATCGGCGCAACTGGCACCCGCGTCATGTGGCGTCGGCTTGGCATGACGCTGAAGCTGCGCGACCGCGTCTACGAAGTGTCCGGCAGTGACCCTGTCCGTATTTACCTCACCGGCGCTGAACTGCTGTTAAGCGGCACAAATGCCTAACGACCAACTCACCCGCATCCCGGCTTCCCGTGTCCCGATTACGGACACGGAAAACGGCACGGTGACCCGCGAGTGGTACAGGTATTTATTTAACCTGTTTACGTTGGTGGGTGGCGGTCAAGCTAACTCGGCGGCCAGTTCGTCTTTCGGGCAGGACTTGGCCCCGCTGTACACGCCGCAGGTGAGCGACAAGCGTTACGGTGCGTTCTTTGACACGACTACTCAAACAGCCGCCGCCACTAGTACAGCGTATCCAATCACGCTTAACTCTACAAGCATAACTGATGGCGTCTACATCGGCACGCCTACGTCGCGTGTGTTTGTGGATCGGATAGGCACGTACAACTTTCAGTTTTCCGCGCAACTTAACAAATCCACCGCCGGTTCAGGAAATGTTTTTATTTGGTACAGATTAAACGGTGCTAACGCCGCGAACTCTGCCACTAGCGTGACGCTGCCCGGAAGCAGTTCAGCAGTTGCCGCCGCATGGAATTTTGTGGTAGATTTAAACGCAGGCGATTATTTTGAACTGGTTTGGTCCACAGATAATACAGGTTGCCAAATTCAAGCCGCCGCGGCCAGCGGCCCTGTACCCGCAATTCCGTCCGTCATATTGACGGTCACGGACAACATTAACTAAGGTTTAGATATGACTGTTCTTGCTCCACAACCTAAAGCACAATTCTTCGATGCTAACGGTAGCCCGTTGGTCGGCGGCAAGGTCTATACCTATGCAGCCGGTACGACAACGCCGTTGCAGACATATACGGATGCGACAGGGGTTACGCCTAACACCAACCCTGTCATTCTGGATTCGCGCGGCGAATGTAACCTGTGGTTCTCCACCGCTTCCAGCTACAAGGTAGTCTTGGAAAGCGCGACTAACGTGCTGCAATGGACCGTAGATAACATTGCGACCTACGGCACCATCACCAGCCAGAACTCCAACAACGTGGCTATCACCGGCGGCACAATCAGCGGCGTTACAATCACAACGTCCACTATTACTGGCGACATATCGGGTAACGCTGGCACCGTCACTAACGGCGTCTATCTGACAGCAGTGCAAACGCTGACAAACAAGACCATCACAGGTCTGGCGTCGGCGTCAACCGTCAAGGACAGCCTTGGCACGGATTACACTATCGGTTTCCGCAGTGTTCCGCAGAGCCTGAACACAACCGCTGCGGCGTCGGACATTGGAAAGCATCTGTATGTGTCGGCCACCACCACAATCCCGTCAGGTGTGTTTGTGGCTGGCAACGAGTTTCTCGTTGTCAACAGCAGCGCCAGCACCGTCACATTGACGCAGGGTGCGGGCACGACGCTACGGCTCGGCGGCACTGCGACCACCGGCAGCCGCACCATTGCTGCTTACGGTGTGGCTAGCGTACTGTGCGTCGGCACTGAAACCTTCTACGTCACCGGCAACGTAACCTGATAGGACCGGCCCATGCCAATTATCGCAGCAAACATCATTCCGGCTAAGAATATGGAAAACGCCCAGACAGTGCAGTATGTGTCGCCAAGCAGCACCACGACTATCATTGACAAGTTCACTGCGACTAACTTCAGCAGCGGCATGGTCAACGTGAGCGTCAATTTAGGCGCGGTCGGTGCGGCCACAGGAAACGACAACCTAATCGTCAAGACGCGGACGCTGCAACCCGGCGAAACGTACACCTTTCCAGAAATCGTAGGTCACATCCTGCCGTCCGGCGGGTTTGTTTCGACGCTTGCGTCGGCAGCAGCCGCGGTCAACCTGCGTGCGTCTGGCCGCGAAATTAGCTAATGCCGCCGTTTGTCGTATTTTCTTTACCTAGGTCGCGGTCAGCTTGGCTGTCCCAGTTTCTGACTTATGGTGAATGGATGTGCGGCCATGAAGAGTTACGGCATATGCGTAGCGTTGATGACGTACACGCATGGTTTTCGCAGCCCCACATCGGCACGGCGGAAACCGCTGCCGCACCTTGGTGGCGGTTGCTAGACAAGTTTGCGCCCGGCGCCCGCGTCCTAGTTGTACGCCGCCCGCGTGACGAAGTCGCCGAAAGTCTGATGAAAATACCCGGCACGCAGTTTGACCGCGCCAGCCTTGACGCGCTACTGCTGAAGCTGGACCGCAGCCTAGACCAGATTGAGGCGCGGCTACCCAACGTCTTGTCCGTGTCGTTCGACAGCTTGAATGAAGAAGACACTTGCGCGGCAGTGTTTGAGCATTGCCTTCAGCAGCCGCATGATCTTGACCACTATGCGCGTATGGCGCCTGTCAACATCCAGATCAATTTACCTGCAATGATGCGCCACTACAACGCATATGCACCTGCGATGGAAAAGCTGGCATCGGTTGCCAAGCACCAGACGATAACGGCGCTGGCACCAAAGGTTAACGAGCCGCCCGAAGGCGTCACCTTCCAGACAGAAGATTTTGATAGCTGGGTGCGCGACGCCGACAGCCTGTTTGACGAACATCTTATTCAGGTAGGCGAAACGCCGGGCAACTGGCAGAATAAAAACTTGCCGCTTATGCGTGCGCTGGACGGCGTTGGCGCTATGCAGATTATGACCGCTCGGTGTAACGGACGTATGTTTGGTTATCTGATGACTTTAATATCGCCATCGCTGACTTCGCCTGACGTTTTGTCTGCTACGAACACCACATTCTTTGCGTCGCCAGAGTTCCCCGGATTAGGGTTGAAGCTGCAACGCGAAGCTATTAAAGAACTAAAAAATAAAGGTGTTGACGAAGTCTTTTTTGAGGCAGGGAAAAGGGGTTCCGGCCCCCGTATTTCCATGCTATACAAGCGCCTTGGCGCGCAAGATCACGGTAGTGCCTACCGTTTGCAACTGAAGGAAGCGTAAAATGGGTTTGGCAGCAGCAGCAGCTATAACAGCTACAACCGCAGCGGTCGGCGGCGTCGTCGCCAGCAATGCGTCTAAAAGAGCCGCTAACGCACAGGCTCAAGCAGCTACTGCGGCAGCGCAATCGCAAGAGCGCGCAGCAGCATTGGCAGTAGAAGCGCAGCGCACCGGATCGGCTGAAGCTGTTGCGGCGGCAAGAGAAGCAGCGGCCACAGCGCAGGAAGCGCAAAATAACGCAAATACGCAAGCGCAGAATTTGGAGCGCCTGCGCTTTAACGAAACGCGCATGGCGGACGAGCGGGCGTTTACTGGCGCGCAAGAAGCCGCCACCAAAGGCTTCGACGCTGCTCAAGGTGCGTATACTTCTTCATTCGGCGCCGCGCAGGCTGCTAGTGATTTAGGTTTCGACACTGCACTAGCCGACGCCACTAGGGGTTTCGACACCGCTCTGGGCGATGTCAACAGGGGTTATGACCTAGCGCAAGCGGCGGCGGAACAAGGCTATACCACCGCTGAAGATGCTTACAGACAAGCGTACCAGCGGCAAGGCGAATTTCAAGACCCATACATAAAGAGCGGCCTTACTGCCCAAGAGCAGATTATGCAGCTTATGGGTATTGGCGGCGATGCAAACGCTGCCAATTACGGCCAGTACGCTAGATCATTTGGCATGGGCGATTTTGAGCAAGACCCCGGTTATGCCTTCCGTCAATCGGAAGGGTTAAAGGGGTTAGATCGGTCGGCGTCTGCCCGCGGCGGCATATTGTCTGGCGGCGCGCTGAAGAATATCCAGCGGTTCGGCCAAGACTTAGCCAGCCAAGAATATCAAAACGCGTTTAACCGTTATCAGACTGAGCGCGCTGCACGCCTTAACACGCTTGGCGGTTTGTCCGGCGCGGGTCAATCAGCGGCAAATGTTATGACGGGCGCTGCCGGACAGCTTGGGTCAAACAGCGCGGCTAACGCTTTGGCGCGGGCGCAGGCGACATCCGCAAACTCCATAGGGCGCGGGACCACGACGGGCAATATTGCTATGAACCGTGGCGCGACAACCGGCAACATCGCCATGAACCGTGGCGCGACAACAGCAGGAAACGCTTTGGGTCTTGGGCAAGCAACAGCGGGAACCGCTTTGGGTCGTGCCAACGCAACCACCCAAAATCTTATGGCCCAGAACGAAGCGGCCAGAGCAAACAACGCGGCGTATTACGGTACAGTAGGCAATCTTGAGTTGGCCCGCGGTGCGAACACCGCGCAGAATGCGTACAACGTAGCCAATGCCGTTTCCGGCGGCGCCATGAACTTGGCGAACGCTGCATCGCAAGGCGCGTACAATGTCGGCAACGCACAAGCCACCGGCGCCATGAACACTGGCGCAGCCCGTGCGTCCGGTTACATCGGCCAAGCCAACGCGCTAACAAACGCTTTGGGTCAGATAGGTAACTATGCAGCGCAGGCGCCTATGAACAACGCCATGATGGCTTACTACAGGAACAACACTCCTGACGCGCCTACCACGCCCGCCAGCACAAAACCATATTTTTCCGCTGGCCAAGGGCCGCAAAAACTACCCTTTAACATTCTTAATTTGGGAAGATAAGCCGTGGCAAACCAAATGATAGCCCTTCAGTCGCGCGGTCCACAGCTTACCGATCCGGCAAAGCTGACAGCGCAGTACGCGAACATGATGAACATGGCGTCGCAACAGCGCGCGTCACAGCTTCAGGGGCAGCGCACGCGTCAGGAAATGGAATTTGCACAAAACGCCGAAACCCGCGCGCAAGACAAGTTTAGTTTGGAACAGTCAACGGCGTTAGTGTCGGCGTTAGGCACAGGTATGCTAAATATATTGGCCGACCCTAGCGACGAAAGCATAATGCAAGCAGGTCAAACTTTTGCCAGTGTCGGCATGGAGCCAGATAAAGTTAACCCCATATTACGACAAATAATGGATATAGCTGATCCAAACGAACGTAAACTGTTTGTGACGCAATTTATATCGCAGTCAGAACCAGCGCGCGCCGCGCTTAAATTCGTTATGCCTGAAGTAAAAGAAACAAAGATAGGCGACGATACCGTATTTACCGACAACAACGCTACGTCACCTACTTTTGGGCAAGAGTTGTTCAGGCTTAACGTAACGCCAGAACCGGTTAACTTGAACCAACAAGTCGTTGGGGAAAAGCTATTTAACGTAAACCCCAGAACTGGTATCGCCGCCGAAGCAGTTATCGGCGATCCAAATCAAGGTCTTATCCCCGCCGCGCGTCCAGCTAATCTTATTAGTAGTGGCGCTAGGTCACCGTACATGGTCGGGGGCGGTACAGGCCAGCAGCCAATGATGCCACCTGCTACACCTACCGCACCGGCAGCAGCCGTTGGGACGCGCCCATCAATGGGCGCACCGGGGCGCGGTAATACTGCTGACGTTGTGTATGGGTTCGGCAAGTTTGGTTCGCCAAACAAGCCTCTTAGCACAATGCCTATCGGAGAAGTGCAGAAATTCCAGCGCGATACGCTTATACCTAACACACGCGGTAAAATTGGCGCTGGCTCTGACAAAGGCACCGGTGCCGTCGGTACATATCAATTTACTTACGGAACACTTAAACAGTACGCGCCAAAAGTTCTTGGACCTAACTGGCGCAACGTACCATTCACCGCAGACGTTCAAGAGCAGCTTGCAAAAGCACTCTATGAAGATGTCAAGGGCGGCGATCTTAAAAAGACGTGGGCTGGTTTGCCTAGCAACCGTCCGGGGCAGTACGCAAACGTGCCTTGGGAAGCTGTCCGCGATGATATTATCCGCGTTGAAAGCGCAGGCGGCGGTACGCGCCGGACATCTACAGGCGGCGCGGGTACACCACCGACAGGCGCGGATACACCAATAACTGTTAGCGAGTCAGTTAAACTGCCGGGTAAAAAGCGCGTTTCAAGCATCATTTCTGATATGATTAAAGAATATAACACGCTTAACGACGCTAAAGCTATCCCGTCTTCTGAGCGCGGCGCGATGGCAAACATTTTTGACTACGTCAGCACAGGTGCGGTAGGCAAAGAGATACAGAAAGCGTTTGGTACTAAAGCTAACGACTCGCTATCAAACATTACGAATGCGCGTAAGTTGTTGACCGCCGCGATAGCCGCCGCAACAGGTATGTCATCGAAACAAATGGACTCTAACAGAGAACTTCAACTTACACTGGATTCTTTGTCAGACCCTACCCAAGGGTATAAATCCGCCATAGATACGTTAATGCGTATAGACCGCGAATATGGTTTGGGTACCGCATCTCCACGGACACCTACCGGCGGCGCCCAAGGTAAACGTAAACCTTCTCTCGACTCTTTCCGTAGGAAGTAAGCATGGCTAAGTTTGATGTCGAAGGTGCGCGCCGCGCGGGTTACACCGACGCAGAGATTGCTGACTATCTAGCTGGCGAAGAAGCGTTCGACACTGCTGCCGCGCGCGCGGCGGGATATACTGACGCGGAAATTTTAAACCATCTTTCCGGCCCTTCGACACCAGTCAAAACCGAACCCAAACCCGACCGCTCGGCTGCACAGTACGCAGGTGTTATCTCCAGCGCGTTGCTACCCTACGCTACAGCAGCGGGTGCAGGCGCGTTGGCGACCGGCATTCCTTCTGGCGGTCTAGGTGCGCCTTTGGGTGCGGCGGCTGGTGTAACGGCGTTAGGTGTCGCCGACCTTGGCACATTACTATACAATTTGGGCGGGACGCTATTTGATGCCGAACGCATACCGCTACCGTCAGAAACTATCCGCAAAGGATATGAAAACGTGGGTATTGGCCGGCGCCC